GATTCCGAGCAGTTCATGATGATCGAAGATCTTTATAAGACTACAGACAAGTTAAACAAGCATATCGAAAACATGGCTTTAAATAAAGTAAACATCGAGTTTTTAAGAAAGCAAATGGATAAGGTATTGGTAGATATTGAAAAGCTTAAAGATGCAAATAGAGAGATGAAATATACAAACGGCAATGGGAGTTACTCACAATGATAGAGGCTGTGATAGGACTACTTATGTTTGTAAACGGAGAGATCAAGGAGGCACGTTTGCAAAGTTCGATGGCCGAATGTTTACGCGGTAAGCGCACGGCTGAGAGACAGTATTCAGAAACTGTTTCTTACAAATGTTGGAAAGGTAAAGCAGAATTAGAAGATAATATAGATGGCTCAAAATCAATTAAAAAACTTATTATAGAATAGGAGTAATATGAATCTTTCACGGAATTTCACTCTTTCAGAGTTAACTAAATCAGACACTGCCATACGTAGGGGTATAAATAACAATCCTAACGCAGAACAAATAGAAAAACTAAAATCACTATGCGAAAATATTTTACAACCTGTTCGTGATCACTTCGGCAGAGTTAAGGTGACTAGTGGTTTTCGTAGCGTAGAATTGTGTGAAGCCATCGGCAGCTCTAGTAGATCACAACATGCCCGTGCTGAAGCGGCAGATTTTGAAGTGGTGGGTGTAGACAACGCTGAACTTTTTGATTGGATTAAATCTAACCTTCAGCCAGATCAGCTCATTCTTGAGTTCTACACTCCAGGAGAGCCTAATAGCGGATGGATTCATGCTAGTTGGGTTGAGGGAACACCAAGAGCTTCATTTTTACATGCTTATAAATCAGAAGGTAAAACTAAATATAAACCTGTCCTTGGAAAAGCTAAAGATTTAGTGTAAAAGTTCTGTGATGACTAAAATCATTACTCATTTAGAAATACCTGTAAAAAAACAAATTTTTTTCTATGAGGCATTAATTCCAGTATTTGATGAAAATTATTTCATTCAAAAAATAGAAGAAGGTATTAAATCTGAAAATAATTTTAATTATAAAACCAATGTTAAAGGTTTTATGACATCATGGCAATTTTTTAACGAAGACAAAGAATTTCATAATATCTTAACTAATTTTTTTAAAGCAATAAATTTGAAAAAATCTTGTAGTTATCAATTAAAAGAGTCATGGGGTTTGAAATGCGTTCAAGGAAATAGCACAGAATTTCATGATCATCTTGAAACAACAGCATCAGGAGTTTTTTATTTAACCGATTCAACTACACCAATAATTTTTCCACAATTAGAAAAAGAAATTTTTCCAGAAAAAGGAAAAATATTATTTTTTGATTCAACCTTACTTCATGGAACCAAAGAAATAAAAGAAGGTATAAAATATGCAATTGCTTTTAATCTTTGCTCAATTAAATATTGGGAACGATGATTTATAAATATAAAATACCTAATTTTGAAAATTATAAAGATTTACTTATTAATTTGATAGATAATAATGTTAATTACTCAGTACAAAATGAAGAGGAAATAATAAGTAAAACTGACTATGATTTACCAGAATATTTAAAAAAAGAATATTGGTCTCTTCTAAAAGAAAAAATATTAATTGACTTTAACAAAGATTTTTTAAAAAAAGTCAATGCAAAAAAAATTTATTACAATAATTATTGGTTTCAAATTTATCAGTTAGGTGATTTACATGCTCCACATCGTCATCCAAACTGTATGTTTACAAATATAATTTTTTTAAATCTACCTAAAAAAAATTTAAAAACTAATATATGGAATCTAGACAACACCAAATTAGATTTTACAGTTGATGAGGGTGATCTTATTACTTTTCCAAGTTTTTTACCACATGAGTCCCCTAAAAATATATTTTTTGAAAGAAAAATATCAATTTCTTTTAATACTAATATAGTTTAATTGATAAATTAATGATAAAATAAAAAAATATGGCAATATCAAGATCACAAATACCTAAACAAGTAGAAGGCAAATTGAGAGGTGCAAGAGATGAAAAAGAGAAAAAAAGAAGAGTCATTGCATCTATCAAAAGAAAATCCAGAAGCAAAAAAGTTAAGGTCTAGAATATACCTTTCTAAAGTGATACAATCTAAAAAATTGTACAATAGAAAAAGGATTAAAGATCATGACTAAATTATGTCCAAGAGGCAAGGCTGCTGCCAAAAGAAAATTTCGAGTGTATCCGTCAGCATATGCTAACGCATACGCTAGTAAAATTTGTGCGGGTAAAATTAAAGACCCAAGTGGTGTAAAAAGAAAAGATTTTAGAGGACCTAAACCTGCTGGTAAAGTTTCAGGGGGAGAGGCTAAAGTTAAAAAAGTAATAAGTGGTTTAAAGAAAGCATCGAGAACACATGCTGCTCAAGCTAAAACCTTACAATCTGTAGTCAAAGCTTCAGATGGACAATTTGCACAAACATTACAACCATACAATGGAAGCTACATGAAAGGTGATTTAGCTGGTCATAGTGTTTCTAATAAAAGTTTAAATAATTATTATAAAGGTATGATTGATGAATAAAAAAAATAAAAAGAAAAAAAATTATAAAACTGCCGAAGAATTAGTAGGAAGTGGTGAAAAAGATAAATTATTTGATAACCCTTTTGATGCAAGAAAATATGGAGATGATTTAGATAGAGCAAATTTTAGAGAAAGTAAATCAATAGAAGCTAAAGGTTTAGTTGATGGAGGCATGTGCCGTGGAGCTGGTGCCGCTATAAAAGGTACAAAATTTAAAGGTGTTTTCTAATGGGACTCAAAAAATGGTTCGATCAAAAATGGGTAGATATTGGGAGCAAACGAAAAGATGGTTCATACGCACCTTGTGGTCGTTCAAAATTAGCAGCGGATCGAAAACGAAAGTATCCAAAGTGCGTCCCTGCTGCAAAAGCAGCGAGGATGACAGAATCCCAAAGGAAGAGTGCCGTTGCGAGAAAAAGAGCTAAGGCTCAAGGAGTAGGTGGTAAACCAACAAATGTCAGTACCTTTACCAAGAAGTATTATGGTGGTATGATAGAAATTTAAGGAGAATTAATATGTTAAAACCAGTGAACAAAGAAAAAAATCCAGGACTTGCAAAGCTTCCAGAAAAAGTAAGAAATAGAATGGGCTATGCTAAAAAAGGTAAAATGTTAAAAGCTACTAAAGGTATGTCAGTTAAAGATGATAATAAAAGAGACATTAGAAAAACTGAATCTATGATAGGTGCATCTGAAAGCTCAAAAAGAGAAAAAGCAAGATCTCAAGAAAAAAAAGATGTTATAGTAGAATTTAGAGCAGGTAAAAAATTTAGAAAAAAGGGGCCAGTTCAAAAAGTTAATATTACAAAAGCATCTATAGGTGGAGAAATGAAATCTACTAAAGGATATGGTGCAGCAAGAACTTCTGGTATGGGTTTACAAGATGAAAACTTAATCCCTGGTAAATCTATGGATTACTATAAAGATTTAATGTAATGAATTATGGCTACGTCAGGAACATCATCATTCGATTTAAATATCGATGACATAATAGAAGAAGCATACGAAAGATGTGGTATGCGAACTAATAGTGGACGTGACCTACGTAGTGCAAGAAGAAGTTTAAATCTTTTATTTTCAGAGTGGGGTAATAGAGGTGTTCATCTTTGGAAAGTATCATTAAATGAAGTAACATTAACAGCGGGTACAGCACAATATGCTGTAAATGAAAGCGTTAATGATGTCTTAGAAGCATACATTTCAACAACAGCTGCAGCTAGTAATACTTCATCAACTCAAGATGTATCATTAACTAAAATAGATAGATCTGCTTACGCAGCTCTTCCAAACAAATTACAAACAGGACAACCATCTCAATATTTTGTTGATAGACAAACTACACCTCAAATCTTTTTATATCTAGCACCTGATGCATCTACTTTTACAACATTAAAGTTTTATACAATAGATAGAATTCAAGATGCTGGTGGTTACACAAATCAAGCTGATGTTGTGTATAGATTTTTACCATGTATGTGTTCAGGACTTGCATATTATTTATCTATAAAAAAAGCCCCTGATAGAATTCAAATATTAAAACAACTTTATGAGGATGAATTATTAAGAGCATTGAACGAAGATGGTCAAAGAGCATCTGTTTATATTTCACCTCAAACATATTTTGGAGATGGAGTATAATGAGTTTTGCAACTGGTAAAAGATCAAAAGCGATATCAGATAGATCAGGAATGGAATATCCATATAGAGAAATGGTAAAAGAATGGAATGGTTCATTAGTGCATATATCTGAATTTGAACCTAAACATCCACAACTAGATCCACCATACCATAAAGCGGATGCTATTGCTTTAAAAAATCCAAGAGTGATGAAATTTCAACAACCAACTCAAAAATTTGAAAATGATAATACAATATCTGATTCTGGAGGGACTGTTGTTGGAGTTGCCAACTTATCATTACCTGGAGACTTTGCTTTTAAAACACAAGAATTTAATGTTACAACAAATGGTATTACAACAACTATTCATAGCATGGTGCCAGAAGACCCATCATTACAAAATAGAAGAAGAGAACTTATTTCAAATATAGGTTCAGTGGGGGTAAGTATTTCATAATGGCAGTTACACATGCAAATTTTTTAACACAAGTAAGAAACTATACAGAGGTAGATAGCACTGTTTTATCTGATTCTATAATTCAAGATTTTATTAGATCAGTTGAATTAGATGTTGCTGGTAAGGTTGATTATGATGATTTAAGAAAATATGCTACATCAAATTTTACAGCAGGTAATAGAGCTGTAACTTTACCATCTGATATTATTATATTAAGATCCATAGAACATATAGATTCTAGTGGCAATAGGGTCTTTTTAGAAAAAAGAGACACTAGTTTTATATCTGAATTTAATGGAACAGGTCGACAAGGAACTCCAAAATATTACGCTAATTATGACGATTTTAATATTCTTGTAGCTCCTGTACCTGCTGCTGCTGACACTGTTCAAATAAACTATATCAAAGACCCACCAAATTTTACTTCAAGTAATAATACATTCTTGTCTACTTATCAGGAGTCCATGCTTTTACACGGAGTGTTAGCAGAGGCTTTTAGATTTTTAAAAGGGCCTGATAATCTATACAACCTATACAATTCGAAGTATAATGAAGAGATACAAAATTTTGCCCTACAACAAATGGGTAGAAGAAGACGAGGAGAATACACTGATGGTGTTCCAAGAATAAAAGTAGATTCTCCAAGTCCATAAATTTAAAGGAGAATAATTATGGCTATAACAACAAACGCAATTTGTGATTCTTTTAAAAAAGAATTATTACAAGGAAAACATGACTTTGATACATCATCTGACACTTACAAGTTAGCGATGTACACAAGTTCTGCAACTTTAGGAAAATCAACTACAAATTACACAACTTCACAAGAAGTATCATCACCATCTGGCTATTCAGCTGGTGGTAAAGCTTTAGTTAATCAAGGTGTGAAAGTTTCATCATCAGTAGCGATTACTGATTTTGCTGATTTATCATTCGTAGGTGTTACACTTACTGCAAGAGGTGCATTAATTTACAATACTACAACTGACGGTGGATCAAACACTACTGATGCAGTTGCTGTATTAGATTTCGGTGGAGACAAGACTGCAACTTCAGGAACATTTACAATTCAGTTCCCTGCATTCACAACATCTGCTGCTATATTACGATTAGCTTAATTTAAAGGAGGAGCCTTGTGGCTGACATAACAGTTTTAGTACAGTCGCCAGGCTCCGAATATTGGGGTCAATCCACTTGGAGTTCTAATGATTGGGGTGGATCAGGTAATTCTTTAACCTCATCTCAAGGTTCAGTAACAATCTCTGCAAACGCAACAGTAGAAGTTACTGGAATTGAATTAACATCTTCACAAGGTACAACTGTTGGTGGCACTTCAGCATTAGTTGAAAATCCTGGACCTGTTACTATGTCAGTAGGTATAGGAAGTGCTACAATAGGAATTGGTGTTCCAGTAGGAAGTGTTTCTGCTACGTTTAGTATTGGCACTGCTACTGTAGATGAATCACAACTAACAGGTATTGGTTGGGGTAGAAGAGCTTGGGGTAATCTAGCTTGGGGTGAAGCTTACTCGGTTATTGCATCTGGACAAACTTTAACTTCATCCATTGGAGCTGCAGTTGGAAAAACTGATGTAACAGCTTCTGTTACAAGTGCGGGAGAACTTACTTCTACTTTCGGAAGTTTCTCACTAAAAATTGATCAAGACATAACCGTTTTTGCAGCTGAGGATCAACTTGATTTTACAATTGGAACATTAGATTTTGATGCAGATGCAAATGTAGAAGTGACCAGTGCTGGTTCTTTAACAGGTTCAATGGGCACAACTGTTGCAGGATTAAAAACTCCTGTTGATGTTACAGGTATTGCAGCTACATTCACATTGGGGACTTTTTCATTAGTTCAAACTACGACTGAATCTGTAACAGGTCAAACAGCTACAATGTCATTAGGTCAACATGCTGAAATACCTGGCCAAATTATTGGTGTTTCTGGCCTATCTATGACAAGTTCTATAGGATCAGTAACAGTGACGGGAACAGCGGGTATTGACGTAACTGGTATACAGATGACAGCTTCTCTTGGAAATGTTAATATTACTGCATGGCAAGAAGTAGACCTAGGAGTAACTAATAACTGGACAGTGGTTGATTTAGCTGCATAGTAAATGTATAATTATTATTATTTAAGGAGAATTTTTTTATGGCATCAAATTATTCAAGTGATCTAAAATTAGAATTAATGACTACTGGTGAAAATGCCGGTACGTGGGGTGATAAAACTAATACAAATTTAAATTTAGTACAACAAGCGATTGCAGGTTTTGAACAAATAACACTTACATCAGGTGGCACTGTTGCTTTAGCAATGTCAGATGGTGCTATTTCAACTGCAAGAAATCTTGTAATAAAATTTGCAACAATTACTGCTGGATCTTCAACTGTTTGTACAGTTCCTGATTCAATAGAAAAGTTTTATATTTTTGATTGTCGATTAGTTACTAACCCAACAAACCTAACTATTAAAACAGCTTCAGGAACTGGATTTTCTCCTGATGCACAAAAAATTTATGCTGCTTATACTGATGGTACAAACCTAACTGAAATTTCTTTGGATACTTTAGGTGGTAGTATTGGAACTGCACAGATAGCGGACGATGCTGTAGACAATGATAAAATTGCAGCAAATGCAGTTCAAGCTGCACAATTATCAAACAATGCAGTAACTTCTGCAAAAATAATTGACAATGCAATTTTAACTGCAAAAATTTCAAACAAAAATGTAACTACTGCTAAAATAGCTGACGATGCTGTTGGTGCAGATCAATTAGCAAATACCACTGTCTCAGCTGGTACATACGCATTAGCAACTATAACAGTTGATGCACAAGGTAGAATTACATCTGCCGCTGCAGGGTCTGCAGGAGGTGGAGGGTATGTTCCAAACTTAGAAGCTTCTAGTGGACAAACAGGAACTTTTACTGCACAAAACAATTCTTCATCTATTTTGGCTTACATGTGTGGCGGTGGTGGAGGAACTAATCCACAACGTCAAGGTGCAGCGAACGGTGGTTTTGGAATTTGGTCAGCAAGTATCTCACAACCTTTCTCAGCAAACTATGCAGTTGGAACTGGAGGTGGTATAAATCAATCTGGAAATACAACTAATTTTCATAATTTTGCAGCGAACGGTGGTGGTATGGTTGGTGGATCAAGTGGAAACGCACCTGGATCTTCTTGGCCAGGTCCTTCTACTAATTTTCCTCATCCATCAAGATCAGGTGGTGGTATTTATTGGGCTAGAGGAACTGGAGGAGGTGTTACTTCAATGACCTCTGGAGTTAATGGTGGCCCAGGAAATTTATGGGTTTGGGAGGCATAAAGTATGGCATACTTATATATTGATCAAGATCATGTAAATGAGTGGGGACATAACATTATTATGGTAGATGATGCTGAAAAAGCACTTAATCCTAATGTTAATAATACTTATAAAGAATTTACTATTACTGCTGAGCAATATGAAGATTTAAAAATGCAAAGAAAACTTGTAAGATTTAATGGCTCAAATGAATTAGAGTGGATGGATATTGATCCAATAACTTGGAATTCTTTAGAAGAAATTAATCAATACATAACAGATAATTTTGGTACTGACCCAGTAGAATTTTTTGGATCTAATCCATCTACACTTGCAAGAAAAGAGGTTTATGATCAAATCAAGGCAATGGATTGGTCAACTGAAACTTTTCCTTTAACAGGTCATTTTCATGCACTTTGTGCTGCAAAAGGATTGACTTGGAATCCAAAAGATTTTTAATTTAATTGTATTTTTAATATATTTTAGTATTGTGTTTAAATGAATATTATAAAATTCATTGCACCTAAAGATTTTTTAGACGCAAAAGAAAATTACCCAAAACCTATTAAAACAAATATTCCAGAGTGGTTTAAGAAATTAAATCACACTGTTGAAAAAAAAACCATAAAAGGATGTATACCTTTTTTTGAGACTTTAACGACTGGTTATTTATTAAGACTACCAGTCGATACAAAAATTGAACATTATGAAAAAAAAGGCGAACTAAAAACATCCGTGGATGAAATTAAAGATGGTGTAAAGAAGAAAGTAGGACTTAATATTGGAACTATAGGATATCACAAGGTAGAACAAGTCACAGGTAGTCCTTTTGAAAAAAAGAATGGAGAAGGAAGACCTTTTCATAAAATTGCAAACCCGTGGACAATTAAAACTCCACCAGGATACTCTTGTTTGTTTGTTTCCCCACTCAATAATCCAGTTCAAGATTTTTTTGAAATTATACCTGGAATTGTACATACAGATTCTTTTGAACTTGAAATTAATTTTCCAATAATGTTAAACGCAGAAAAGTATAAAAGTATAAATACTGTTTTTAAGAAAGGGTTGCCTTACGTGCAAGTAATTCCTTTCAAAAGAGATGATTGGCAAATGAAAATAGAAGTCAAAAATGATGATGAGGCAAATAAATATTTTTTACATTGGATATTAACCTTTATAAATAGGTATAGAGAAAAAATATTTAATAAAAATAGAACTAAATGGTTTTAGAAGAATTAAAATATATAAGTATAATAAAAGACGCAATTCCAAAATTAGCTTTTGATAGATTATTAAAATATTTTGACAATGATATGATTGAAGAAGAAGGTAAAATTGGAAGTAGTGAGAAAGGAAAAGTAGATAAAAATATAAGGGACGTAGCTATGCATTGGTTTCGACCTGACAGTGATAAAATGACTGACGTTTTTTGGTATAATTATTTAAGAAAAATATTTTCTGACAATGCGATAAATTTTTTACAACAAAGAAATATATTTCATTCTTTTTCTGATCAATTTGAAATACATCTTTTAAAATATTATCCAAATAATTTTTACAACATACATTCAGATTATGGTAAAACTACACCAAGAGAATTAAGTTTTTCTTTATTACTTAATGATGATTATGAAGGAGGTCATTTTATTTTTTTGTTTGAAGGTAAAGAACATCCTGTAGTTTTAAAAAAAAATGATTTATTAATATTTCCAAGTAATTTTATTTACCATCATAGGATAGATAAAGTCACTAAAGGTATAAGAAAAGCTGTAGTAGGATGGATTTAAAAAATAAAAAATATTTAATTTTTCAAAATTTTTTAAGTGAAGAGGTAAGATCCTTACTTGAGAATCATTGTAAAATAGCACACAAAAATAATAAAAATTCATTCGCACCACCTTTAATTACTCCAGGTGATAGTGGCTTTTATGCAGATCCTATTATGGAAGCTTTGTTAATACAAAAAGGACCAGAGATAGAAAAGAAGATAGGTGTTGAATTATTTCCTACGTATTCTTATTGGAGAATGTATACAAAATATTCTTATCTTATAAAACACTCAGACAGACCAAGTTGTGAATATAGTGTAAGTGTTTTTATTGGAAGTGACAATACAGTAGAATGGCCCTTTATTGCAGACGGTCATAAAATTAACATAAATCCAGGAGATGCAATATTTTACAAAGGACGTGAAGTTAAACATTGGCGTGAAGAATTTTTAGGAGATTATCAAGCTCAAGTTTTTTTACATTATGTGGATAGAAATGGACCTTATGCTGATTATGTGTTAGATAAAAGAATGATGTTAGGACAATAAATATGAAACTTGAACAAAAACAAGACGGATCAATAAAAATATATTTCTCATGGAAAGAAATTTTTTCAATTTTAAAAAATAAAAAAACCCTTAGTTTTGATACCAAATTAACAAAAGCAACAATAACTGCTGCTATGAATTTTTTAGTCAATTTACATGCAAAACTTCCAGAAGATGTTCAAAAAAAAATTTCAGATCCAAAAGATATGGATAAAGTTCTTAAATAGGGTAAATTTACATTTGAAAGTTTAAGTGTTATAATATGCCATGCCATTAACAAACGTACAGATACAACCAGGTTTTAATAAACAAGTAACTCAAACTGGAGCTGAGGGACAATGGACAGATGGTGACTTTGTAAGATTTAGATATGGTTTACCAGAAAAAATAGGAGGTTGGGAACAAATTTTAAGTAATACGTTTGTTGGAGCCGCAAGAGAACAATTCGTTTGGGCAGATTTAGATGGCAGAAAATACGCTGCAATAGGAACAAATAAAGTTTTAATAATTTACTATGAGGGTGCTTTTTACGATATTACTCCATTAGACACTGCACTAACTGGATGCACATTTGATACTGTAAATACGTCTGCTACTGTGACTGTTAATAAAGCTGCACATTTATTAGAGCCTGGAGATTTATTTACATTTACATCAGTTACACCACCCACAGGAGCTGGATACGTAGCTTCAGATTTTGAAACAAATACTTTTCAAGTAATCACTGTTCCTAATAGCGATGAATTTACTATTACTATGGCATCTGCTGCTGGAACAACTGTCAATGGAAGTGGCTCTGCAACTGTTAACCCTTATGTAAAAGTTGGAAGTTTAGGTTCTACTTTTGGTTTTGGATGGGGTACTGGTTTGTGGGGAGGAGGACAACAAGTATTTGGAACTTTAAACGGTGCTCTTTTAGATGACACAGCTGGTACTGGAGGATCAGGAACTTCAATCACTCTAGCAGATGTTACTGGCTTTCCAACATCTGGCACGATAAAAGTAGGACTTGAATTTATATCCTACACAGGAGTTAACACTTCAACAAATAATTTAACAGGAATTACTAGAGATGTTGCTGGTACAAGATCTGCACACTCAGATGGTTCTGGTGTTGAAGTATTTACCGGTTGGGGTGAAGCATCATTATCACAAACTATTTCGGTTGACCCCGCATCGTGGTCTTTAGATAATTTTGGAGAACAATTAATTGCAACTATTAAAAATGGAAAATCTTTTTCTTGGAACCCAATAAACTCAAATCCTAATGCTTTAACTACAAGAGCAGTGGTAATATCAAATGCACCTACTACATCTGTCATGTCATTAGTTTCTGATAGAGATAGACATTTATTTATGTTAGGCACAGAAACTACAATAGGTTCGTCAGGCACACAAGATAAAATGTTTATTAGATTTTCAGATCAAGAGGACACCACGGATTACACTCCTACTTCAGTAAATACAGCTGGTTTCTTTAGATTAGATTCTGGAACAAAAATTGTGGGTGCTGTAAAAGGAAAAGATTATACTTTTGTTTTAACCGATAATGCTGCTTATGTAATTCAGTTTGTTGGACCACCTTTTACATTTTCAGTAAGACAAGTAGGATCGAATTGTGGTTGTATAGGTCAACATGCAATGAAATATGTTAACGGTGCAGTTTACTGGATGGGTGAATCAGGTGGGTTTTTTGTTTTTGATGGTACAGTCAAAGCTTTACCATGTTTAGTTGAAGACTTTGTATTTACCACTAAAGGTTCTAATTTAGGAGTTAGTTATGGAGATGGGGAATCAGTTTATGCTGGTCTCAACCATTTATATGAAGAAATAACTTGGTTCTATCCTAAAAGTGGTAGTTCAAATGTTGACAGATGTGTTACTTACAATTATCAAAATGGCACTTGGACCACAGGATCACTAGCAAGAACGACTTGGGCAGACGCAAATTTATACGCAGTGCCTTATGCAACTGAATTCAATTCTACTGGAGTGCCAACGTTTCCAACTATTCAAGGAGTTACTAATATTAATGGGTCATCTATTTACTATGCACATGAAACAGGTATAAACCAAGTAGATACTGATGGTAATAAAACAGCTATAGCTGCTTTCATACAATCTGGGGATTTTGATTTATCACAAGGAGGAGATGGACAATTTTTTATGAGCATGAGAAGATTCATTCCAGATTTTAAATTAATAACTGGTGATTGTAGGATAACAATAAATTTAAGAAGATTTCCTTCTGATACTGCAAGTTCCTCGCCTCTCGGACCTTTTACAATAACTAGCTCAACAGAAAAAGTAGACACGAGAGCAAGATCAAGATTTGCTAGTTTAAAAGTAGAAAATACGTCAACTGATCAAAATTGGCGTTATGGAACTTTTAGGGCAGATGTACAACCAGATGGTATGAGATAATGGCTAGAGTAGATATAGTAATTCCAGAACCAACACCAACTTACACGGAAGAAAATCAAAGACAAGTGTCTCAGTCTTTACGAACTATGCAAGATAAGTTAAATACAACTTATCAACAAGAACTAAAAAATGAACAAGATGCTTTTAATTACTTTTTATCATGACTATACAATATAAGAATCAAGGTTTTAAACAAGCTAGTACAGGTAAGACAACAGTATTTACATGCCCTAGTGATGCAACAGTTATAATCAAAAGTGTTTACTGTGCAAATAATGACGCATCATCATCTGTGTTAGTTAATATGAATTTAGTGGACTCTTCTGATTCCAGCACAGAGTATGAATTTTTTAGAAATGATTTAGCTGCAAAAACTCAAGTAAATGCTACACCTCAAGGTTTAAATTTAGAAGCAGGTGATGCAATAACGGTACAAGCAGCAACAGGAAGTAATACAATTCAAGGTTCTATTAGTTATGCTCAAATAGATAGATCTCAAGAAAATGGCTAGACAAAAATTTGTACATTACGTCCCAAGGCCAAAACCTAGAAAACGTCCAGGTCGTCACAAAAAAAGACTTAACAAAAGTGAAAAAAGATCGTATAAGAAATACCACCGACAAGGAAGAATATGACAAAAGACTTACCAAAGATACCAGCAGAGGCAAAAGAAATTATCAAACACAAAAGAACTGGAAAAATATATGCTAGTAAAGCTGATTTTGATGCTGATGTTAATGATCCCAATACTGATACTACTGCTGATGATTTCAGGCAAGATTTACAAGTAAAAGTGACTAGAGTAAATATAGAGGCATTTACAAAAAAATAAAATGAAAAAAATTTTATTTGATGTTCCTATTTGGAAGTGTCCAATAAATCCAATTAAACTTGGATTAGAAAGTAAAAATTTTAAAAATTGTTTTGATTCAAAAACTTTGTCTAGCTTTGCAGGTATTAATAATTGTACAGATGAAGGTTATAAATATTTAGTTGAAACAATTATGAATGAATTAGAAAATGATTATAAAGTTTGGAAATTAATTAATTTACAAATATGGAGAAATATATACAAAAATAGTTTTCAAGATAGACATAATCATGCAGGTGGTCATTTTACTTTTATTATTTACGAAAAAATACAAAAACCTCAAACTGTTTTTTTTCACCCCGCAAGTGATTTAATAAATGCATCATCAGCAGCAGATTATTTTAAGTATACACATGTACTTGAAGCAGAAAAAGATACTCTTTTTATTTTTCCAGGTTACTTAGATCATATGGTAAGATTGACAGAGGACGCTATGTCTATATCTGGAAATTTTGATATTATACCACATCCCAATAGAAAATTAAGTTTGGATACCGGAGCTGGTTTCTAGTGAAATTTTTAGGTCTTCGATTATGTGATCACGATTCTTCAATTACATATACAAATGGTATTGATGTAAAATATTTTAAACCAGAAAGACATAATCAAATAAAACATTTTGCTTACAGAAACTTGAGAGATTGGGTTAATCATCTTGAAAAATTAAATATAGACTTAAAAGAAATAGATGCTATTGCTATGGTGATTGATGTAGATAAGTATCCATATCTTAAAAAAGAGGATCCAGATAAACTCTTTGAATACGTAGATATACCTTATAGTCCTTTTACAGAATTAACTTGTCCAGTCTTTAGAATAGATCATCATTATGCTCACAGCTTATCATCATGGATGTTGTCCGATGCTCACAATCATATAATATTAGATGGCTATGGTGATTTAAAAAGGTCAATAAGTATTTTTAATAATAAAGAAAGAATAAAATCTTATACACTTGATGAAGTTGGATCATTTGGAATGTTTTTAGGGGAGATAGGTGCGCCTTTTCATATTCAAGGACACCCAGATGATGTTGCAGGTAAAGTAATGGCACTTCAATCTTTTGGTAAGTTTGATCAAAAATATTATAATGTTATTAAGGACATGCCTTTTGAAGATTTAAATTTTGTAGGTAATTTTAATAACTATTTAAAAACTTATGAAAGTGTATTAGCTAGTAGATTTAATTTAATAAATTTTTTAAACACTGTTCATCATTTTGCTGAAACAAAAGTTCCTAGATTTGTGTCAAAATATTTTAATAGAGAAACACAATTTACTTATTCAGGTGGTGTAGCACATAACATTTGCATAAATACAAAATTAAAAGAAAACTTTCCAAATATGATTGTACCACCACATTGTGCTGATGAAGGTTTATCATTAGGTTGTGTAGAATTTTTACGAAATTTTTATGAACAACCTTTTTTTTCTAAAGATAATTTTCCATTTTGGCAAAGTGATGAAGCTCCTAATTCAAAGCCATCTAGCAAGACTATAGACTTTGTTGCAGATCAACTTGCTTTAGGTAAAATAATAGGTTGGTATCAGGGGCATGGTGAAATAGGTCCAAGAGCTCTTGGTAATAGATCAATATTAATGAGTCCTGAAGTAAAGGATGGTAAACATATAATAAACGAAAAAGTAAAACATAGAGAGGATTACAGACCTTTTGCTGCTTCCATTAAATCTAACGCTACACAAAAATATTTTGATTGGGAGCATGATAGTAATTTTATGAAATATAGTGTTAAATTTAAAGATAAAATATTTAAACCTATTTCACATATTGATAATACTAGTAGAATACAGACTGTAGATGAAAGCCATAGTGTTTTTTATGAATTACTTGATAAATTTGAAAATAAAACAGGTTTACCTATGTTATTAAATACATCATTAAATGATAATGGAAAACCAATAGCGGGATGTCCACAGGATGCTTTAAACCTTTTTGAAAATTCTGAACTTGATATTTTAATTATTGGAGATAAAGTAATTACAAAGTAAAATTTATGAAACCAAGAGGTGCAACAGAATTACAACAAGAGTTGCTTGAAAAGCATGTATCAAAAGACTTGTTAAATAAGTTTCAAATATGTACATCTATTCCAGGAAAAGTACCGTTAGATCCAAATAAGATTAACATACTTTGGCAAAAAAATTCTTGGGATCAACCTAACTTACAAAGTTTTTTTAGAAACAAAGATAGACATCATGAATATGATTGGTACGTTTTTAATTCACATTGGTGCTATGAAAAATTTAGATATTTTTTTCAAA